AGATCATCATCCTCTTCATCCCATGGTGCAGTTGCTTTTGGAGCTTCCTTGGCTGGTGCACTCTTCTGAGCAACAGGAAAAGCTTCTTCTTCCTGATCTTCTGAACGATTAGTACCAGCAACACCAATTGCCTTTTCCAACCGTGACTTTAGCTCATCATAAGACTTGAAGTGCTTAACAGCAACCAACTCCTGCAGTGAATGTTCAGATTCCCAAACCTTCTTCAATTCTGCATCATCTGTTGAGATAGGTGATGGCTTATCAAACTCAGACTTGTCGTAGTTACGATACCCTTCAACCAGACGAATCTTTAGCTTGAAGTTAGCACCTTCCCAAAGATCAAAAGGATTGACAGCAGTCTCATCAGAAAACTCTGGATGCATTGCTTCGTTCAACTTATCAAAGATCTTCTTGCCATACTTGAACAAGAACACCTTACCCTCGTTATCAGGACGAGTAGGATCCTTGACAACCAAGATGTTTGAGTAATAGCTGAGTCGACGCTTCTGTGCACGAACAATAGCCTTGTTGGACTCAATCCCAGAGTTCCAAAGCTTCGAGTTGTACTCAGAAACTGGATCTGCCTGACCAAGAGTAGTCAAGCTCTTTTCGATGTACCAACCACCAGGACCTTGGAACCCATGGTCCCAAATCCGAACGAAAGGCACATCTTCTCCTGTTGGGGCGGGAAGAAAACGTAGGATCGCATAACCATTGCCTGCCTTGTCGACATCGGGCTTCCAAAATCGATCGTCGTCTGATGGACGACCACCTTCTTGATTAGGGTTCTGGTTGAGTTTGTTTAGTTCTGAAGTCAGCTTATCAAAAGAAGACTTACGGTTTTGCTTAAGAGCATCAAAGTTAATAACAGTCATTTATATTCTCCGTTGTATGACGATGTATAATATTACGATGTGTTTTGTATAATGTCAAGAAAATTTATTCTTGAGCATTGCGCAGTATTTATCTTTTTCATACTGCATGAATGGAAATAATTTCTTGCAATTGAATGCTATAGCTGGCCATAGCACAGGATCTGCAATACTCTTATTCCAACTTCCAAAGAAACGTACACAGTCTTGAATAATAATAAAGGTCTCTTTGGAAATCTTTTTACGTGTAAGAAGTTTTAACAGGTGAGGATAGTCACCATCTTCTACCACAAAATTCGAATCAAAATCTTCCAACATGCTATCTATGTCTGATTGGAAGATGTATGTCAGTGATTGTTTTCTTCTTAGGAAATCATTGTATGCGTGTTGCTTGGAGATATCAAGCATATCACCAACCCATAACTTGTTATTTTCAGAAAAGTTAGCAACAAGGAATGTTAATGGATCTTCATGTTTTGATAATTTATAAAACATGTATTTGTCTTTACGAGTATCAAATGTATGTTCTGATACTTTAACCTTACCATTATACTTAAAGAAATCATATGTGTCAGTGGTAAAGTGATTCTTTAGTGCAGTATATAACTTAAATGATTCTAACGGGGTCATATTGGAAGTCGTGCTGTCTTTCTCATAAGATTTAAACCTTCTGCTTCATACTGTATCTTTGACTTCAATACAGTGCTTTGCTTTACCAAAGAAGCTGCTGTCTCTACCTCAATGTTATTGATCTCACAATACAATATAACTGCATCAAAGAAATTAATATTTTTATTTACAACTAATTTTTCTATGTCGATAACAAAATCAGATGTAGACTTAATGCTGGTTATACTCATTTAGTTTCCTTTTTAAAGAGAGGATGCTTTCACATCCTCTCCATTATATTACATTAATTGTCACTTAGTATCAACAAAACTTTTCAGATCTTCTGCAAGTTTGACGATATCTTCTTTTGTGAAATATTTAAGTCTAGAAATAACTGTTTCACGCTCTGCTTCATCTCGAATCTCACGAGCTCGTTCTAATTCAGCATAATACTCGCTTGATAGCTGACTCTGTGCAAAGTTCAATAGATCATATCTAATTTCATATGGGGTCTTAGTCATGTAGTCTCCTGTGTTTGTGTGTTAAGTGAGGAGTGTTTCTGTTTCCAAGCACACTCCCCGAAGCTCATGTGACTCACGCTGCTAGAGCGTAAGCACCATATGCATTGTTATCGTTTGCATTTACGTTTTACTGCTGTCTCGATCTTATCTTTACTACACCTGTCGATCCTATTTCGCCCCCATCAAAGATGCATCCCATGCGTACCATAAAGGTCTTTAGACTTATACAGATGCATCTTT